CACAGAAGTGTCTGACACTTCTGTCCAAGATCTACGGCTTCCCTTTCGCCGCCTTCTACGGGCCGTACATCACGTACTCCGAATTCTGCCAACTCCTCAGGTTCGTTCCTCGACGACTCCACCACCTCCTCCGAATCGTCAGAATCGGTGAAACCAGCTACCACTGCATCCTTTAGTTCAAGGAGAAGACTTTGTGCAACTCGCACGCCCTCAACCAAAGGATTGCTTTCGCCCAGCACGAGATCGCCCCCTCCAACCTTAAGTGTGGAAGTTGTCAGTTTAAAACCGGCGACAAATACAAGATCGGCGGAGGCGACCTCTTTGGTTAAACCGCTCCCCTTTCCGGGAACAGCTCTACTCCCCTCTTCGCCGAATAGAAAACCGCCTTCATCCACACGGTAGCAAAGCACTACCCCCACGAAGTCATCAGCAACGAAGACCAGAGCCTTAAGAAGGAAGAGTACGCTCAGTTCAGAATCTTCGGGATGATCAAATCCCAAGGACTCGAAATTCTCAAGCCCATGCTCAACCTTATGATCAACAAGCTGAAGGACGGAAAAGGTAAGCTCGATCTTCAAACCGTCAACGCCCAGAGCACCAACGACAGCTAGCACGGAACCCACCGAACGGCTGCCTCCTTCGTCCAAGTCGACTCCATGGTCTAGTTCGGCAACCGAAGCCCCAAGAGCATTAGGACTCTCGTCTACGACGTCAACTCCAAGGTCAGCAACCTCAAGTCTGTTGCCCGCCAAAACCTTTTTTCGAAGATCAAGAACGTCTACGCCGGCTGTAGGTACCTCTTCTGGGAACAGGACGTCAACTACGTCAACAAGCAGGGTTTCCAGCGTCACCAGAATAACCTCATCGACATCAAGGGCTCGAAGAACAAGATCAACTACGCAGTCTTCGATGAGAACACCGGTTTCGCTTCTCCCGACGTTCTTTCCAGGACCCCTCACATCCATTGCGTTGCCATGCACCTCAGAGAGCTTCTCAGAACTCACGAAATCGACCAGGTAGAAATGTTCTTCCACGACTGCCACTACTACATGGACTAGGATGAGACGAGAGAGTGGAACTCCCTCTCAAGGAAACTCAACGTTCCCATCATGTTCCACCTCAGCGGCTTCTAGTTCCCCGCCAAGAACGTCCACATCAGCCTTGCAGATCAAGAAGGAACTTACACCTCCATTGACGGCAAGATCAGTCTCGACGTCAAGGGAAACGGCGAACCCTACCAGCATCTTCTCATCAACCCCGATCACATGAAAGCCGACAGAGACATAGACCTGACTCCTCAACTTCCCCGCGAGTTCAAACTCAAGTACGCCGCCTTCTACGGAACTCAGATCAACATCGTCCAGCTCAACCCTCGAAACCTCTACCACAACGCTAACTTGGCCGTGCTCAAAAACAGACTCTTCAACTCGAAACCCGAGAAGTTCTTCGGCGACTACTGCTAGTTGGCCTACGCAGTGACCTACAACTACCAAGACGTCGAACTCTTGTAGATGAACCTCCTCGTTTCCACCCTCGACAAGATGGTCAACGGCCTCGAAAACACCGTCAGATGGTACCTCCAAGTCATCGGAGCTGAACGTCTCGCCTACAAATACACCCGACCCGTCATCGAGTTCTATTTCGAAGTGAAGTATCAGATGAGCTTCCGTTTCGGGTGGTACGTTGACAGAAAATGGATCGGCGGTTTCATCCTCAGAAGCGCCCAGATGCTCGACCTCGGGCTCTACGTCGTCTTCAACTTGTTCGACCTCTGTACCCTCTACTACTTCGCCTACACACGATGCACTGTCTTTTGGATCGGACTTCTCTGCATCAGCATCGCCCTACACTACCTCAGTCACAACTTTAGGTATTGTAGCATCCTGAGACTCGCACTCACTCTCATCCTCCTCTGGGGTCTTTACAGACTCTGGCGCGAACTCTTCGCTGACGACGTCAAGTTCGAATTCACTGGAACACTCGGAGGACGGATGTTCGTCCACAAGCCGAAGTCAGAGATACCACCCATCAACCCTGAGAACCCCAATCTCATCAGTATGACATTCAAGGACACCAGGACTAACTAAGAGCTGACCAAGGAAAAAGCTTACGAGATCATCGGAGAGACCTACAAAGGCTCTAGGGAACCCGTCCTCAGCGGCCACACGCTCAAAAACTTTGACAAACCCGTCGAATCGATCGCCTGGGACACTCGACATCCCAACAATATTGAGTGCTGCATCAACGACCGGGTTTTCAGCCACTCTGTCAGACCGACCACCCTCGCCCTCGCTGAGATCGAGAAGTTCTCGATGTTGGAAGCCGCCAAGCTCGATTCCTACGATTTCTCGGAGATGAAAGACATGGCTGACATTCTCGAAGACAAGACTGCCTTCAACAAAGCCAAGGTCCAGAGGTACCTCTTGTACGGACAAAAGCACAAGGAAATCGGCCACGAAAAATCATGGAAGACCACCTTCGGCGCTTTCCTCAAGTTCGGCGAATAGTATTTCATCGACTTCCAGAACGACGACGACGAGCTCTCTGGACAGAAGTCCAGGAGTAGGCTCATCTGCGGAGCCAAGGGCGACTGGCACGGTATTCCGTTCCTCATCGCCAACTGGCTCAACCAAGCTCTCGGCGAGACCTTCCCCGACTATAGCTACCGAACTACTTCTTAGAAGTCCGTCGACTACCTCACCGAACTCAAGGAAGGCGACTACTCCTACCAGATCTCTGCCGACCTCTCCAGCATGGACGCCACCATCACCTACGAACTCAAGTAGGTCACCGAACACGTTCTCTACGATGCCGTTAGAGAACGTATCACTCGACGACTGCTCCAGCTCGGGTACACCCAGGGCAACGTCGACAACGCTTGGGACCTTCTCTACAGAGAGAAGAGCGTGATCATGCTCAACGCCGGCCCGGTCATGATCAGAATCGTGATCAAGGGTCAACGACTCAGCGGTGAGACAACGACCACCGTCGCCAACACTTGGATCAACAGGATCACCAGCCGATACACCGTCGAAGTCGTCAGCGGCGTCTGCGACTACAAATCCAAGCACCACGGTGACGACACCCACCTCGCCTTCAAGTCACTCATCGAGGCAATCGTCGTGAACAACAACTACGGACTCGTCTTCTACGACAAGAAAACTGCCATCATTGACCAGGAGAAGCCCCTGACAGGACTCGTCTGCCCCCCTGACGAGAGAATCCTCGACTACAACTACGGAACATTCTGTAGTAAGGAGTTGATCATCGTCGGTGGAGAAGCCTTCGTACTCCCCGACGTCCTTAACTTCATCATGAACAGTCGTTACTACATCGGCCACCAGACTGCCATGATCAAAAACCCCGCTCAGCACTCCAAAGCAGTAGGCATGAGCAGAGCTCTCGCCGCCCAGAGCTCAACTATTCTCACCGACATCGCTCTCTCCATCGAGAGGCTCAACACCCCGAAAACCTTCACAGTCGTTATGAGAGACTTCTACCAGAGATTCGGCGATTTCTGGAACTCGATGCCCTAGTCTAGCCTCATCGACTACGCTGTCATCACAAGTTTCGAGAAGAAGAAGATCAACGCCTTCTATCTCCGAGACCAGTATCTCAACGGTGACCGTGAGATCAACATTGCCATTGGCGGCCGACACCGACGAAATCCTTCGCCACCCTCCGGCATCCGACTCGCCCTCTCCCACTAAGAGGACTTCCTCGAAAACGATAGGAAGTTCCATCGTGATGGACCGAACTCCATCACAACCCGTCCGTCTAGCGCTGAGATCATCGCCTCACTACGAAATTCTAGCACGGACACGAAACTCCCCAAAGCCCCCATCACTATTCCCACTATTAACTGGGACGCACTTTCAGACGACGATCTGGATGGATGATGTGGCAAGCACCTACGGGGTGCACACAGAACCTTAGACCTTCAATACCAAGAAAAATCCCAACTGGAACAGACCGAAAACCTCGGGCTCGACCTTTAGACTTTTACAACAACAACAAGATAAACGTTTGTAGAACTTCCGAAAAAATTCTAACCCCGTATGTGCTTTGATGTAATAAACGAAAGTTTTCCTGTAAGACGCTACTGCAAGTGGGCAGT